CGTACCTGTGGTGAAACTACCAGACTCAGCGGTTGCCAAAGATACCGCAGTGTGTCCAAAAGCCAGTGAATACACAAAAGCCAGCGGGCCACCAGTGATGGCGGCATCGACAACCGAGTGTACCCACACGCCTTGAATAATCAGATTGCGTCCGGTTACGCCCGCAGCGGCAACGGGGTTCTGGTAACTGGTGATGATGCCCGCCGTACCCGCCGCCAATGTGCAAAGGTCGTGTGAGTAACCACCAAGGCCAGCAGGATTACCCGTACCGACCGCAGTGTTTGACAAGATAGTAGCGGCAGCGAGTGCGGCATTAGACAGATTGGAAGTACCACCTTGCGTGCCGCCATTCTGACCTTGATAGCCCATGTGACCAAACCCCGCCTTCTGCGTAGCCCAAGGGCGCGCCAGATCAGGGCCAAGTTCTGCCACGAAACAGTCAGACACCTTCAGGATTGGCGCAAGCGCAGGTGCAGAGCCTGCGGTATACACGCGGAAAGTAACAGGCTGAGATGCACCTTGGAACGGTTGCCCTTGCGTGGGGGCGTTAGTCTGCAGCGAGAGTACTGCTTGCAGCACATCGTCGATGTAGTAGCACACAGTATCCGTCTGGCAGACAATCAACCAGTCATGGTTCACTGAGTTTGACGGCACCGTCATCGGGCCTGTTGATGTTTCTGTGCCGTTGTAGTTGATGTACCCGCGCAGTTCGCCAGAGGTATTGAACCGGAAGAACACGCCATCAGTCGGAGCGCCGGGGGCCGCACCGTTCAACGTGGCTTGGAACAAGCCAAACTCGATAGTCTGATTTGCCTGTGCCCCGTTAGGCACTTGGGCAGAGATGTTGCAGCGAAGCTCAGCTTTGGCAAACAGCGGGAACTGCTTCCACGTCTGATAGCCACAGGAGGTAGAGAGCGTAGTTATTGAGCCTGAATTCAAAGTCAGGAAACCTGCGGCCTGTGCTGCGGTCATCGTAGTGAATGCATACTTGTACTTCGACGTGTTCTGCGTCGTAGCATTGAATGTGTCATCCCACAGCAGGTTCTTGGAGGCGGAATATATGCCACCAGCTTCTGAAACCAAAATCTGATTGATACGTCCACCGGGCACAACGGAGCCTAGTCCGAAGTCGTTTTGCCCCGCAAGAGTAACGAACCCTGCTTGATTGAGAACCTTTGGCGTCGTGACGTTCAAGTTGTACGTGGCGTCCACGTTTGCTTTACCGGCTGTATTTGACCCACCATTGATCGTGCTATCCATTGCCATGATCGGCTCCTTTTAATCTGCCCAAACCCAACGCAGTGCAAACGTACCTTGCATCTTTTCCGATGCGCGTCCGTAAATCGTAAATCCAGTACCCGCTGTCGGGGTTCCACAGGTAAACTCAGCGAACAAAAGTAAGTACCGATGGTCAGAGGCGGTGTGGTCTGACGTTGTATCGTCCCCCATCACATATGCCTCGACCTTGCTTGTGGCGCTTATCGTACCTTGCCCAGTAACCGCGATGCTTGCCTCATTGCTTCCGGGGTAAGCCCCGAAATCAATAGTTGCTGTGCCTTGGCCGGTTGCCATGGTTTATGCAATGCGGATCAGCGAGGTCGATGCGCCCACAGTAGGCATGGTCAGTGTGAACGTGCCCGCAGTCGATGTGATCGTACCGCCAAAGTCGAACGTTGCCACAGCACGGTTGGTAACCGACGAGTTGTAGATCATGGCACCCGTGGCGCTGATCGTAGCAGTCGTAGCCGATGCGGTCGCGAAGTCCAAGCATCCGGTAGAGGTCTGCAGGGTTGCAGAGAACGACGCAAGCGTCAGACCACCGGCCGCATAAGAACCAGAGGCTGCAACTTCGTCCGTACCGATATTAGCGGTTGACGGCGCACTCGTACCGGGTGTACCTGCATTGGTCATCGAGGCGTTGTACGTGCCAGTGGCACCCACCTTGATGAGCGAAATCTTATACGTGTTGGAGGATAGGTGCAGCCCCTGCAAAACTTCCTGCTTGTACGTGTTGCAAACTGCGGTTGTATTAGCCATTTATCACTCCTAAATGACGCCCTGTAGCGTCTCGAAACCACCATAAACAAGGGAGGCGCGTGCAGTCCACGCAGAGCCATACCCGACAACTCCGAGGTTATTCGACCAGTTCGCGTAGCCCAACGTCCCCGCTGCGCTGTCGTACTTCTCGATCACCCATGCGCCATCTGCGCGAACCTTGCCAACGTAGAGCGCGGAGCCGTCTTCCACGTTATTCACCGCGTACGCCTCCAGACCAGTCTGGTGGGCGTTGGTGTGCGTGATGCCCGACATACTCATCGCTTAGCCCTGCAGTGCGGCTGCGAAGCGCGCGGCGTTGACCTTCAGCGTATCCAGTTTGCGGGAGATCGCGTCGAACTCGTCTTGCGCTGCGGCAGTCACCACAGCCATGTTCTGCATCGCCAGATCGTGCTCGGCTTGGGCCGCCACCACGTGAGCGGTGATTGACTGCAGCCGGTCAGTAGCTTCTGCTTGCGCAGCCGCGATCTGCAAAGACAGGGAGTCGTGCAGTTGCACCAGTGTGGCTTCTGCATCCTCATGCGCCTTGGCGCACCGTGCACCGGCTTCAGCTTCCGCATCAATCGCACGCTGCATGGACAACGCGGCCATGTCATCCCAGCTTTGACGGGACGCCTTGGCTTGATCGGCCTGCTGCAACAGATCGGCAACGTCACGCTCCAACGCTGTGCGATGAATCGAGGCATTCTGGATCACGTCGAACACGGTGCTTGCTTGCTGCAACGCACCCAGAATAGGGCCAGCCACAGCCAGCGCCTGCGCCAGTGCACTCTGTGCACGGGCGAAATCAGTGGGGTCTAGTGTGTCAGCCATTATTGGTTCGCCTGAATTACGGTCATCGTCACCGAGCCGCTGGTATATGACGTTACGTTCAACCGGACAGCCATCACGGGGTACGCAATATTGCCGTCTTTGGTTGTGGTCGCAGCAGTGATAGCTGTCAGCGCTGTCCAAACCCCGGTCGCGGGGTTGTAGTTGGGAGCAAACACGTCGTCAAACGTGTACTCCACCGAGTAGATCAGCGACGCACCCGCAGAAATGGCACAGCCAATCCCCACGTTGAACGGCGACGGGCCTGCTTGGTTGAGGATGAACGGAGACGTGGCCCCTGCCGCCGCCGCCGTGACTCGCATCGGGCGTGCCATGTCAGTTCCTTAAGCGGTAGCTGCGCCGCCGTTGGAGACGTAATACAGAATACGACCGGTCAGCGAACCGCCTGTTGGGGTGCCGGTCAGTGCACCTGTCAGCGTCTGCAGTGTGGTGGCGGACTGTTTGACGCCCAGCACTGTACCTGCAGTACCGCTATCCTGATTGACGACAGCTTTGGTTGATACCGCAGGGGTTGCGGCCGCCAAAGCTGTAGCGACGTTGGTGCTCGTGGCAGTGTCGCGCAGACCCAGATTCAGTGTGGGGGTCGTGCCGCCCGTTACTGCGGGGGCAATCTGGACACTGGTAACCACGATACCGGGCGGCAACACCACGGGACTCAGGTCGGTCGCGGAACGCTGCACGTTGGTATTGGCGGTCTGCTGGGTCGAGGGGATATAAAACTCAGCGGCCATGAGCATGTCACCTGCGTAGGTAACCTTGTCATTGGCACCGCCAAACGAACGCCATGCGGCTTGGGTGGTGGATGTTGCCATCATTTACTCCTGTGAGAGTGTTAGCTGCGTAGTCTTCACAGTGTCCCCCAAGCGGGTCTGCGCAGCAAAAATCTTGGTGTTGTGAATGTACCACGGTATAAATTAGAAGTCCATCTTGTTGGACTTCTTAAGGTTCTCTTCGCGGGTCATCACCTGCAAGTTCCACGGTACATGCATCCCGCAAACCAGCGGGTGGCGCAGCGGCACAATGTGATCGACGACATAGGGTGTACCTGTGGTCTTGGTAAGCTGCATTGCCATGCGGTACATCTCTCGCATGTTGGCCTTATCTTCTACCGTTAACCACGCGGGGGATGCGTCGCGGTGCTTGCGACGACGGTTCTTGCGGTCGGCCGTTATATGCGCGGGGTGCGTGTCTTTCCATTGCTTCTTGTACCGATTCTTGTCTTCCTGTGGGCGCGCAACCGCGCGTGCGATGACTAACTCCTTATTGCGTTCGTAGTAGTCCTGTTTGGCTTTAAGCCCCGCAGCGGACTTGTTGTACGACTCAAAATACGCTTTGCGTTTCTCCTGCGATGCGACCCATTCCAAGTGCAGGCAATCTAGGCACGCTCCTTTTGTCTTACGTGGAGCGATGTGCCCGTGCTTGCACGGCTGCCCAGTAAAGTAATACGGTAGCCCCAAAGCTACAGCCTCTTTCCTAGTCTCTGGTAGTCCTATGGTATCCATGTCTTACTCCTGTGTTACGACACAGGTAATATACCATAGATAAAAAAAGGCCCACCGAAGTGGGCCTTTTCGAGTTTTTCACTAATTTCTTAGGAAGAACCACTCGATCCCCAGATAGCGAGGGGGTCAGACCAGCCGAAACTATAACGTTCACGGGCTTTGTACCGAACATTCCCCGTGTCGAAGTCTCCCTCCATGGCGGTCTTCAAACCGGCACGTTGGAACATCTTCAGTCCGTCAGGCACGTCGGTCAGCAGGAACCACGCGTTGGTGTCGGTCAGGAAGTTGTTGATGGTGTAACCGGAACCAATGGTGCCGAGCGCCTTCAGGGCGTTCAGATCATTGTCGGTCGTACCCACGCGCTGGTCGGAACCGAGCACGCGTTTCACAACGAACTGGTATGCCGGGGGCACAACCAACTTGCGGGGCTTGGCAGCCACCAACAGGCCGCGTTCATCCGTCCAAGCCTGAATCTGGATCACGGCCGCTTCAATGGCAGTCTCGTTCAAGTCCACGCCAACGGCGGGGCTGTTGAAGTTGAATGCGCCATTGGACAGCGGGTGGCCGGTACGGGTACCGCCAGAGTTCACACCGAACAGAGAAGTGGTGTCGCCGCCCAAGAAACTCTGGCTGAAGCCGTTGTTCAGGATGGCGGCAGCTTTCACCTGCTTGGTGTAAGCCATACCACGGGCCAGCGCCTTGGTGTAACGAGCCGACAGCGAATCGTAGAGGTTATCTTCGATTGCTTCTTCGGTGATCGAAAAGCCCATGGCGATGGTTTCGTGGGTGTAGCGAGCAGTGAACGCTTCCTGTGCGGAGTCGTAATTGATCGCGGAGCCTTCAGACTTGACCGGCGCGGCACCGAAGCCAGACAGCTTGGTTTCTTCTTCAAAGGAACGATCCGAAGATTCGACCGAGAAGATTTCCGTGTGCTGGTTTTCGTACTGTTTGTACGACAAGCCGAACAGACCGTTCAGTCCGGGGAGCAACTCTTTGAGTAGCTGTGAGCGTGAAATAGCCATTTTGAGTTACTCCTTAGTTAGCCAGAACGGTGGCGTTGTAGTACATATGCACGCCGTGATTGAACTTCACGATCAGGTCGCGGTTGGAATCCGCAGCCGGGGACGCAAAGCCAACGATACGCAACGCCAGTGTGGTGGTATTTGCCGGGGTGGAACCACGCACGGTAGAGTTACCGTACGGGCCAACACCGAAGTTTTCCACCGCACAGAACTTGCCAACAATGATATCGGCCACAGCGCCTACGCTCTGCAGTTGATACAGTTGATCCGGGTCGTCGTTGACGCGAACCATGATGTTCGTGTAGCCGTTGGTCACCGCATTGGCCGGGAGGCTGTTTGCGAATTGTTGCTGTTTCAGCACGGGGTCAATGAACGACACGCCGACGCAAACACCGATCACGCCAGCCGAAGCGGTCGTGGGGGTTGCTGCCATAGCAGTGGGTTGACCAGCCGAAGCTGCGCCGATTTGCACGATGTCACCTGCACCAATCGCCGTGGCCGAGTTAACGGTCATGGCGATTTCGCGGATGGTACCGCCATTGAAAGACTGACCACCGATCAAGCTGACCGGCTTTAGTCCGTAGGGAGAAGCAGTATTTGCCATTTCCTATTCCTTGTTAACGAGATGAACCTTTACCGAATCCCGCACCCCGCGTCACTTCGGAGGCTTTCTCCGAGAAGAGCGGCATACGGGCGTCACTGTTGCGCATGTAGCTTTGATCCACCGAGTTCATCTGTGCTTCGTTCTGCTGATCGAAGTAACGCTGGCGGGCCAACGAACGTTCTTTCGGCATGCGGCACAGCATCAGACCACCAATCTCAACGTTCCCCTCGGCATTACCCGGCAGGAACAGTTCAGGGTGATCAACCGCCTTAACCGGCTCCCAACCATCACGGAAACGCTTGGAGGCGTTGACCGGATCGAGTGTGCCCATCACGTGGGTCGCAACCCAGCGGTAAGCAAACATAGGGTCAGGCTTCGGTTCAGGCAGCGAACTCGCTGGTGTGTACTCGTAGCGCTTTTCATTTTCGCGTGCAGTTAAGTCACGTTGGGTACGATCAGATGTTGCCATGTTACTTCTCCGTCTTCAAAAGTTCAGCAGCGTACTGCTGGTTAGTCAAACCAAAACGTTTTGCCAGTGCCACTTGCGTGGCGGTCAAAGTTACCTTCCGGGGGGTTGTGACACGGGTCGCTGGTGCAACCACTGTGCTTTGCCGTTCCGTTCCAGCCTTCGGTTTGAACCTCGTCGGAAAAGTCTGGCGCATTGCTGCGTCGATCTGCGAGTAATACTCGTCGGTTCGGGTGTACCCCTCGCCATTTTTCTTAACCAGTTTCTGGTGCAGCCCCAACGCAAAGCCGGTCATCGCTTCGTCACCGCCTTCACCGAACCATTTATTACGAGCTAACCAAGTTTTGGTTTTCGTATCCAGATTCGGGGCAGCGGCTGGTGCCTGTTGTTGCGACTCTACAACAGTTTCTTGCGCTTGTGAAGAGGGGCGGAAGTTATCTATCTGATTTTTCCGCATCTGAGCTTCATTCAACTCAGCCTGCGCTTCCACAATAGCGTCCGTGTCAAAGGCTTCGTGCGCCGCCTTGAGCTTCGCTTTGGCCTCCTGCACCGACTTGTCAGCCACCGCCTTGGTCTGGTTTGCAAGCACCTCGGCACCCTTGATGTACTGGCCGCGCATGGATTCGCGCTCAGCCAGCGCAGTCTTGGCGACCCGCTGCAGTTCTTCGTTCTCGCGCATGAGCGCATCCGCACGGCGGCGTTCATCGTGGCGCGCGTGGGTCAGCTTCTTGATGCGATCCTGCACCTTGCCTGAGTATTCTTTCAACTCGTCGTCGGTCGGGTCATCGACGGGGGTGTCCAGCGCGGGGCGGCCCTTGTCTTCGTCCGGGGTGTCATCGACTACCTCGATCTCGACCTCGTCGCC